CCGATTATCCAAACTCTGAAAATCATTATTATTCACCAACACAGATAACACACTCTTATCAGTCAAACTCTCAACTAATGCATTCCTTAAAACATTCTCATCAATACCAGATGGAACATTCCTTAGATCCAGATTAAGATTAACATCATTAGTGGTGTGGATTTCCATCTTCTCAATACTCTTCACTTGTGATGGTGTTAGGTCTTCGCCACCATAAGCACCACCCAATGGGAGGTCCTCACCACCAAAAGCACCACCAATCACAGGAACTTCACTAGCTTTGCTTTTGATTTTACCTACCCATTTAGCGACTGCATTATAAGCATCTTTGAATGGCTTGGTGAATGCATTCACCACACCACTAAGGGCACTGCTGATGGTGCCTCCGATACCTGAAAGCTTGTCACTCACACCACTAACTACCTTGCCGGCTTCGCTTTTGGCATGGCTTACCCACTTGCCACCGGCAGTTGTTATGCTTGTGACTCCTTTTAATAATTGGGTAGTCATCCTGCCAGGTAATGTTGTTATGTATGTGATTACTCCGGTTACGATGGCTTGTGCTTTCTGTTTGGCATTATTCACCATCCTTCCGAATGTGCTGGTTAAGATGCTTGCTAATCTTGTCAATATGGTGCTCCAGAAACCAGTAATCGCACCCCATATTAGTATAATGGCTTGTTGCAAGCTTATCTGACCACTAACGAGTGATTGGAATACGCTTATCACTTGCCAAATCAAACCAATAACCAACCTTATCGGAGCAGTGATAGCATTCCAAGCAAAACCAATAGCATCAATCAAAGCCCTTACAATATCGAAGTTACCGCTCATGTTCACACCGAAGAAGCTTAGGACTGCATCGATGGCTGGTTGAACCGCACCAGATAAGGCGGTCCATGCATCATTCAAGGCTTGTATGAATGCTTGAACATCTGGATTGTTAATAAAGGCTTCCCAGAGTCTGTTAACACCAGCACTTATTGCATCGAGCATTCCACTAGCATCATCCCACCAGCCAAACGCTTTGCCGACCTCATAGACCACTACGATTAGGGCGGCGATTGCAGCGGCAATTGCAAGTATCGGCCATAATGCCGCATTTTCAGCGATTGCCAAACCACCGAAACTAACAGCAGCTCCATCAGCCGCAGCAGCCTCAGTAGAGATACCAAGGGCGGAAGCTACACGAGCGATTGCGCCCTTACCTTCCAATGCATTAGTGATGGTTTGTTGTATATTGAAGCCTTTCATGGTATCAGTCAATGCTTTTAATCCATTGATTTGGAGTGCGAAGCTTCCGGCACTGCCAATCAATCCAACAAAACTGCCCAATGGTGATAATACACCAGATAGGCTTAGGCTTACATCCTCCCAAGCCGCTCCGAGTTGGTCAGTCAATGTCTTATGTTCGGCTTCTTCATCCGCGAGTGCTTGTAATTGTCCTTCGTATTGGCCGGTTATTTCGCTTGCATGGTCGAGGCTTCCTGCTTGCATTCCGAGGGCTTGTTCCAGTTTCCGTGTGTCTCCATCGCATTCTTCAAGTGCTGATGAAAGACCTGATAATGCGGCTCTTCCACCACCATATTTCTGGGTAGCAGCCGCAATAATCATACTTGACTGGTCTACATCGAAGCCTAATTCCTTGAATTGGCTATCATATTTCCTGAGGAATGTGTAGTAGTTCTGCATTCCACCGACGGTATTGCTGTTAGCATAAGCCAATGCATTAAAACTGCTACTTACATTGTTCATATCTACACCGAGCACGCCCAATTCTTGTGCGAGGCTATTGGTGGTTTGTGCACCCAATCCGAAAGCATCATTAATCTTGTCGATATTGGTAGCGCTTGTGCCAAGGTTCTCGGCAGATACTCCCATCTGGTCAAGGCTTTTAACGTACATCATGGCTTCATCATTAGGGAAAGTAGCATTACTAATATTATTAATCAGGCTTACCATCTGCGGCTCGGCTATACCGGTCTGTGTGGCTAATTGTCCGACACTGATCGCCGCGGTATTCATGTCCTGAGCCATGCCCTCTGCCTGTGCACCTACTTGACCAACCTGCTCACTTAATTGCAGGAGCATACTACTGTTGATAATGTCGAGGTCGCTGTCAAGGTCTTCAACCGCAGTATCAGCATCAGTCACACTATCTTCTAATTCATCAGCACCAGCCGCGGCTTCATTGAATTGTATGCTTCCGATATTTGCTCCGGCTGTGATTAGTCTTTCGACCTCGTCGGTGCTCATTCCGAGTTCGTTAGCCAGTTCATCAAGGCTGCTGCTATCAATACTGGATACGGTGGTTTGGAAGCCACTCACATTCTCTTCCATACCCGTAAAGTCTGAACTGACTGTGTCGGCAGTGCCTGAAAGACTATCTGCCATGCCGGTGACCGAGTCGGTGACTGATGAGAATACATTGCTGGCATTGTCCACGGCTTGTAGTATTATTTCTATTAATTCGCTCATTTTCTTTTCACTTCTTGAATTTTACCCCGTTGGCTTCCGCAAGGGCTTTGACTTTTATGTCTAATCCTTTAAGGAACGAGTATTTTTTTGCACTCATTATGTTAAGGAAGGCATTTTGCAAGAGTGTTCCTTCATTCATATTACTTACTATCTTTAAACCATCACAATGTGATTGATACAGCACTATGGCTTCATTCGTTTTTGCGAAATTGTTTCACCATAGTCAAGTCATTATCACTTAGGCGGCTTACATTGATGACTTCTGTGAATAGGAGTTCCGGTAACCCCACGATCATATTCCTTACTTCATCGATGGTTACTTTTTCACCATCCACGCTAAGGCTCAATGCTACGGCCTTGTACATTGCCTCTGCTTGGGCTTCGGTGAATTCGCCTGTATTGATGTCAACATCATTCATATTGGACTGGACGGCTTCCCTTTTACCATTACGCATATTCACCTTGATTTGTAACGGCTTTTTCTCTATTACTTGAAGCTTTGACAGTTCGCCACTAGTCAAAGGACGAAGCCTAAACTGGACCTCTTCACCATCAAAATCAATACATACCTCTTGGATATCATCCACTCCAAGGGTTAACTTTTGTATCATATCCTTATTACTCATGCATTAATCACCCATTATAATCGTTAAAAATTGTTTAAAAAAAAAGCACCACAAAATACCCTTATAGTATGGTGGTGCTAAAATAGGTTTTTAGTTGTTTGTTAAAATCTTTATTCACTGATTAAAGCTTCCTGATTATTCACAAGTTTAATGTACATATCGGTTTCCACTTCGGTAGTGCCATCAGCCAAGGTTACGGTATTGGAGCCGAGACTCTCAAGGGTTAATGTGGTTTCTATACTATCCACACTTGACACATTGTATTCGGTTCTGACAGTGCATCTTGGGAAAACAATCTTGCAAGAAAGGTTAGGGTCCTCACAATGGTTGACATTAACCTCTAATGGTATTTGCAAGAGTTTACAACTGGATGGCTGTAAAGCATCAACCTCCCCATACTCCGCGTCAAGTATGCTTCTGACTGTTTCACTTGTCAGGCTGGTTGTGATGCTGATACTGTTTTCTCTTTTACCTGCCTTTGCCCTCATTTGTGGGTAACGGCTTCCTAATCCGATAGTTGAATCTACGTTATGGTTATTATTACCCTCAAATGAAAATGCAGTAGATACACCATTAACTGGCAAGTTATTCAATTTAAGACTTACATCATAGAACATGATGAACAAGTCCTCATTAGTAAGTGCATCAGGCTCGGTGAATGCCCCGTTAATGGTTGCTTTCTCGGTCTTGTAAATCCAATCAGCACCCACAGTCATACTCTCATCACTTACTTCAAGGGTTAACTTATCACATAATAAACCATACACATACTTTGTTAGCATATCATAAGCGGCCATTGCACGGAAAGATTGTAATTCTTTGCCTTCGCCACCATAAAACTCGTGGGTATGGTAATCCCCAGTACCGGCAGTATATTTGTAATTGTCAAGGAAGCCAAGGAAATACCAAGTCAACTGTTGCAAATCAGCATCAGCACTAGTTGAGCCGGTTGGTTTCATTATCCCTGCTCTGGCACGCTTATTCATCCTACTTGAACCGGATTTTGTTACTGGTTCATCGTTGAGTTTGAACTCGACGCTTTCGGCGTGGTTCCAGAAGCTTGGGTCGAAACTTGAAGGAGCGACAGTAGTATCTCCGTAGGTGGTTTCGACTTCTAATCCAAATCCTCTATTCATATTATCATTATTCTCCTAATTGTTGTTTGCAGCATAATCTCCAATCTATTATATGGTTCACATTCAAGACTGCCGCTACTACTGGCAATCTCTCGGACTTGTTATTGACATCTACGGTTCCGAGTGGGTAGAAGGTTTCGAGTGTGATATTCCTTATTAGTCTTTGTCCTGGCAGTTCCTGGTTTTGTATTGTTTGCCAGTTACGTTGCACGCTTAGTATTACTCGGGTTGCCAAGTTCATAGTGGATTCATTGGCATCTTCGAGTTCTGGCTCGTAAACTGCACAATTGAATTGGAATGGTGTAGTCAATTCCATTGTACGACTTATATCCGCTTGTCGGTTAGGTCTTGTTTCGTGCTGGTACATCCAGATGAATGGTTCGTCGATGTGCTCTTCTTCCAAGTAAATCCTTTTAAAGGTTTGCACATCACCTAGTAAGCCATCCTCTGTCATTTCGGCTTCTATGCAACCGGCTAGGATAGTTTGTAATGTTTCCATTCCAATTACGATATTAGTCATCCCATCACCTCACTTATTGCTCGTAGGAAGTAACCATCCAAACGACCATTAACATCATCAAGGCTATCCTCTACGAAGTGTCTGCCTTTTATTCCTGGATGATGAACGACCCGTACTGGGTGGTCTGCCCCCTCCCAATATAAAGCCTTCTTACTAGTAGGGGTTATAGTGTAAGGCTGGGTTCCATCGTTTACCCATTGAGCATATTCGGCGGGGCTTTTAATAACCGCCTCATCAGATGTCATTGATTCAACAAACCAAGACTTCAATAAACCATGGTCTACTGGACTGTTCCGCATCAGTACCCTTATCAGTTCCTGACTGCTATATTCCAAGCCCTTCTGTTTAGCCTGTGTCAACTTATCAGGACTTAACCTAGTAGTCAAATCAGATGTGTTAATATCGATTGTGAAGCTCGCCACTATTCATCCCTTCCTGTAATTGCAAGCACACCAATACTATCAGGCTCAGTGGATGAGTCCTTAACGAATGGTTTTAGATCGTCTTTCAAGTCATCAGTGAAAATATCAGATGATAATCCTTGTATTGTCCAGTCATTGACCTTGATAATGGGACTGTCTCGTTTCTGAATCGCCAAGGTCACCATGTTGCTGGTTAATCGTAGGCAGATATTCCTTATGGCATCTCTTACGGTTGCATCTGTATAGTTCCGATTAGTGTACATGTTAATCAAATCCTGTGATTGATTAATCCAATCGGATACTATGTTGTTTAATCCTGTGGTGTCGTCTTTTTCAAGATTTAAATGCTTTGGT